TATTTAACGTAGGCACAAATTTATGTTCACTAGCTTCTGTCCAAGAGCCAAAGACCGTATGCAAAAGCAAGGAGAATAACAACACCAACACCAATGGTGCTAATAGCAATAATCCAGAATATAATCTTCTCTCTTCTTTCTTGCGCTTCATATATTTCCTTCTGTCTGCGTTTTCTTATTTGACCTTCCATGGCTAACAGCTCATCCCAAGCAGCCGTGCCATTAGTGAACATTATGTAAGTCTTTAATTCATCTCGCTGCTGTTGTAATTTTTTTTTGGCAGCGAAGGCTTCCAGAGCTTCCTCCTCTACCGACTTTCCGTTAAAAACCTTTCTTAACATAGAGGGGTTTTTAGCTCGTTTCTCAATATTAGCTACATCTGAGACCGCTCCCATCCACTTGCTCAAATCGCCTACCATAGCATCTAGCTCACGACCTGCTGCAAAGGCTCGCTTAATTCCACCAAATGCGGCAGTTGCCGTTGAGATAGCCGCACTTATAGTAAGTGGGTCCATAGCTACATCCGTATAACTATGCTTATGAGTAAAAGAAGAGTAGCACCAGTAGAAGCAAGCATGATAGATTCAAGCCGCTTAACACGATTAAAAAGATCCCTGAACTGAATATCGGCTTCAGTTTCGAGGCGAGTCGCACGTGAATCAAGAGATCGTATCTCTTGGTTAAGTGAATCTACTGTTTGTTTGGTCAACTCTTCTTTTTAACTTTCTTTGTTGTTTTCTTTTTTGTTTGAGCTTTTGGCTTTTCTTCCCATGCTTCATTTTCAGGTGTATCTGGATTATCGGCTATAAAATGACCAGCGGCAGTTCTAGCACGAACCATAACAGTTTCGGCAGTTTCTTTTGCCTTATTTATGGCTTCTCTACGCATAACTTTCGCTTCTTTCATTTGTTTAGCGATTTTTTCATAGACTGATGATGACATTATTGCCTCCTTGATAAGTTATTCATTGCAGCAATATCACGCTGCGTTTGTATTCTCTCTTCTGCAATACGAGTTTTATCTTGCAAAGCTTCCTCTGAGATATCAATTCGTTGTTGTTGTACGAGAGCATCGTTTCTTTCTTTCTCCCTGTCAAGTTCTTGTGATCTTTCAAACTCTTCTTTCTTTCTCTCTATATCTGCACCTTTTAGTGCTAATTCTTGTTTTCTGATAGTCACAAGTGGGTCCTCTGAATTTTGAGGTGCAACAGTTTGAGCATACTGTTCAATCATCTCTGCAGCCAAACTTGCAGCCATGTTCTGCACTTGCTCTTGTATCTGTGCCTGGAACTCAGGACTTGTTTGTATCATCTGTTGTGCCTCTGGCGGTAGATTAGCCATAATCTCCTCTTGAGCCTGTATTTCCGCAAACATACCTATATGCTCCTGAATATGGCCCTGTACAGCGGCAATAGCGTTCATGTTGGCCTGTACAGCAGGAGTAGACATTATCGCTAGGTGAGCCTTAATATGAGCCTGATGGTCTTGTTGTGGAAAAGCCTGTGCCATTCCCCCTGTCAAGAACGCTTGGTTCTCTTTAGCAGGGTTCAATGGCATAGGCTGTGGAGGTGGAGGTAGTATCGACTCTATGTTACCCACACCAAGAGCTTCGTACATTTTACGATACGCTTGGTATAGACCTTGTGGACCACCATGTATTTGGGGGTTTGATTGCACAAGTTGTAACTGTGTCTGTGCTAGTGATATTCTCTGTGACATAGAGAATATATTAGGGTCGCTAACTGGTAATACATCAATTCTACTATCAAAGTCCTGTGCTTTTATCTCAGGTGGACCTCCCTCAGTCATATAGGGATATGGTGATGGATTTTCTGAGAATATTCTCGCTAACAGTTTAAACTCTACTTTTTGTGAATAATGCAGACGTTTATGTATAGCAGACATAACTTTCGTGCCACGCTCCATAATAGCCATAGTTGTACCAACAGGCATCTCACCGCCCATCTCCGCAACTTTCATATCTGCCATTGAAGCAAAACGTCTACCTGCATCAACTAAAGTACCTAAAAGATTATACAAAGTTCCTGAAGGCTCTTTGAAAGGCAATGGCATGAGAGAACCTCTAATATCACCACCTATTGCATCTATATCTCTAAATTCTCCTGGCTGGATTGGATTGTCCTCATCACGAATACGAGCACCACGAGACTTAAACCCTGCAGGGAGATTAGAGAGAGTACCTGCATCAATGAGTTGTCGTAATAATGAAGTAGAGGCTTGGGCTAGACCTCCAATCATATGTGTGAGTCCAAATCCATAAAATCCAAGACCAGGGAGAAACTTGTAATGTATGAAATACTGTTTTTGTTTTCTCAGTATGTCATTTTCGCTATAGTTTCTGCGAATAGCCAATACTTCGCTTGTTTCTTTGAGAATTGTAACGATATATGGCAGTTTCAAACCTGATGGTTGTCCGTCTGCACCCATATCTTCAAAACCTTCAATATCAAGGTTTGTATGGACTTCATATATCGTCAATTCTTCGTTTATGCTCGATGGGCCTACACCCTGTATGTCGTCTACTGTTTCTTGGACTTGGGATAAATTGTTTATAGAACCAGTAGACGGCAAGTCGAGATCACGGTAAAAACCTGCGATCTGCATCTTTTTAACTTCGTTTTCACTCATGCGAATGATGTGTGTTATTCTAGGACTTGTAAGCAAATCAGTCGCTGCATAAGGCACAACTAAATCTTCAGCGTAAACAAACTTACTGACTGCCCTTTGTAATAACGGATCAAAGTAAACTTTCTTAAATGTAGAGCCTACAATCGGTAAGTAAAACAACATCTGATCCAACTCAGGGTCATACTCCTCCATCTCGTAGGTAATTTGATAATTCATGTACTCTTTAATACGTTCAGCTTGTGCTGAAAGCATAGGGTTCTGAGCACCTATGATTTGTGTACGGACAGGACCGCCAGCAGGGAGCATCTCACGATACGCCTGTGCCTGAAACTGTGTCACTGACTCTGCAAGTAAAGGATGGACAACACCAGAAGCCCCCTCAAATGGTTGCGACCTATCTTCTGGCTTCATTCCTAAAAAGGACAGTCCATCCTTATAGTTCTCCTCCCACTCCTTACGAGAGGACATATCATCGTCTATATCACCCATCAAACCATTTGATATAGATCCTAAAACACCATCATCAACGAAATCAGCAAGATTAGCGTTAAAATCCATTGGTTGTTGCATTATTTCGGTCTGCTCTTCAAACTCACCTATAATAGCAGTACCATCATCAAATTCTGTAATGTCTTTTTCTTTATCAAACTCAATCAGGTCTATCTCTGCCTGTTCAAGTTCTGGAGACACACCATTGACGTTACCGCCAGCCCCTGCTCCTCTTTCAACCGCCATTATCCAAACATCCCCATATTAGAAGAAAATAAATCTTTATTTAATACTTTTTGAGCCTCTTGCATATAGTAATCTTTAGCAGTTTTGCTTTTCGCCTTGTTAGCTTTTGCTAATGCAACAAGATATTCATCAGGCACATCCCCCTCTTTACCACTCAATGCTCTACTCATTGCTTTCTCTGGTGTTGGAGCAGGTAGAGCTTCATCCCTGTCTAGGGAGAAAAAAGGGAGAGCACCTAACTGCCCCAACCCATATGAACCAATTCCGTCCATTATTATCTAACACCTACAAACTTTGTACCTGCAATGGCGGCTCCACCACCACGAGAGTGTCCTTTGACTTCTCCACCTCTCTCATACTTCTTAGCTAAAGATGGGTTCATCTTTTGTTGAACTGGTTCAGGAAGTTTTGAAAATCCTTTAAATTTAGAGGGAACCTCTCCTTTTTTTTCACTCATAACATTTCCTCCTTCTTCAAATGGTTTGGCTTTTAATTCTTTTAATTGTTTTTTTAACATTTTTTTTTCGGCATCTGTAAAACCAGGTCTAGCTAACATTGATTGAATATCCATTATTTTTTGTTCGTTAAGTTGTTTAAATACAGATTTATCCCCTCTTCTTCTAGCCATATTAATCTCCTTTAATAATACTCTCTTCTACTTCTCCACTGCCTATCTTCATCCTCATCATAGTCATCTGGAGTTATAATAAAACCTCCTTGTCTAAATCGCAGTATAGCCTGAGTCATGCTATCTGCCAAGTCATCATGTTCACCATTTGGAAAAGCAGCACATTCTTCGACCACCTCTTCCGCAAATTTGGTGTCAGGACACCATACCATACCACTTTCAAACACTGGAGAGCAAGCGTTCATTCTTGTAAATTTATCCGCACCTCTACTTGGGGTGAATGGAGTAACAGGAATGCCCATACGAATAAGCTCTTGCGTCAAAGGCATACCACTCGCTTTTTGCTCTATTAAAATCATATCTGGTTCATATTGTTCATTTAATTCCTGGGCTATTTCCTTGAGTTCAGGAAAATCCCACCGCCCTCTTACAGCATCTAACAGAATAATCGCATCTGCCTCACCTTCTACAGGTTGAAATACACCCCATGTGGTAATCGCACTATAGTCAGCCCTGTCAGACTTGCTAAATGCCGTATCGTAACTCTGAATAATGTAATCACAAGGAGGAGGACCCACACTATCCCACATTTGCCACCATTCTCGCTTAATAATAGCACCCTCTTCAGCAGTAGGGTTCTGCATATACTGAGAGTTCCATTTTGATACAGGAATAGAAGCCTTAACACCCTCAAGTTCCTCTAAACTCCAAAATTCAGGCCACAAAGGTTTACCAGAAGGCATAATCGCAGGAAACTCCACAATATCCCACCTATCTGCTCCTGTTTCGCTTTGTTTATGTATCACTTTTGCCGTTAAATCACGAATAGACCATCGTGTCATAACGATTATTAAGGCTCCTCCTGGTTGAAGTCTCTGTCTCGGTCCAGATGTATACCACTCGTAGATGTTATCCAAAGCCGTAGGACTTAGTGCATCTTGCTCAGATACAGGGTCATCAATAATACAAAGGTCAGCACCACGACCAGCAAGAGCACCACCAACCCCCACAGCATAATACTCTCCACCGCCTGAAGTTGACCATCTTCCACTCGCTTTTGCGTCTGTCGCCAACTTAACTTCTGGAAAAATGTCACGAAAATCCTCGCTATCAATAAGATTTTTAACTTTTCTACCAAATCCTACAGCAAGTTCTGCCGTATGTGTAGCTTGAATAATTTTTTTTGACGGATCTCTACCCATAAGCCACGCTGGAAACAAATAAGACGCAAACTCTGACTTCGTATGTCTGGGTGGCATATTAATAATCAAACGCTTAATCTTACCATCTGCAACCTCCTGCAGTTTCTGAGCATAAATCTTATGATGCGACCCCTGAATAAACTGAGGCCACACAGTTTTTACAAAATCTATAAACTTATCGTGCTTTTGCTTTCGACTTTCTAACGTAGAAAGACGCTCCAGCATAGGAGCGAGTTTAGACAACTCATCATCTGTAAGATAATTCTGTAAATTGTCTATATTAGAAAAATCGTCCATTCATTAAGCTAGTGCTTGTATAAAATTATCCACAGCCATGTTTAAATTAGGATCTACAGAACCACCCATCTGCATACCTGCAGGTGCTTTGGTTTCATTCGCTGCAACACCTTGACCACCAAGACCTGCTTCCATCAACACACACACTTTTGTGTTAGGATCATATACATATGGCAACGGACAACTATACGTTCCATCCTCACCTAAAACAGGGTCTGGAACAGTCGGCTTGGTTATCGCATCTATGTTGTCTTGTACACTTGCTGGTATATTTTGTTGTGCATTTGAGGCTTGGTTTTTAAGGAAAAGCTCTCTTCTTTCTTCTGGTGTCATTTTAGCAGATTCTCCACTTTTC